ATAAATAGGCATATGGCTTCTCTAATCATTGAGGCAGGAATTGTTGTATATCTGCTGGAGATGGTTGTCCTTGCATCCCAGCAGATTGATCGACCGCTTCTTCAGCAAAAACAGCTTGCTCTTGTTGTGGTTCTTCAGAGGCACCTTCAATTGCAGAGATAAAAGATTGTGGCAGATCCAATATCCGAACCAAATGATTCAACAAATCTGTAACTGGTACACCGAGTTCCAGGAGAGTAGGCATTACTGCTAGGTACTCTTGTTTTTTAACAGCCTCACTGACTGGTGTTGCTCCGGTATCATTGGCATAGTATGTGAAGTCTCCGGTTAAATCTTTGACTGTAATAATCTCTGGTGCTCCATCAATAAGGATAACATCTCCCTCATCTTTCAAATAGAGCTTCATCATCGAGATGTAAACCATTGCAATGTTTTCAATGGCTGCATCTCTTTCCCGAGCAAGTCTACCAATCTCGGAAGAACTATAAGCGGCAAGTGCCGTGATTTCAGTTGCAGTAGCCCGGCTGCTTTCACCCCGCGTAAAAGGAGCCAGCACAGAGCCGCGTTCGAAATCATCTTGCACTTGCTGTACGTACCGTTCAAGTTCCGCTGGCACAGGAGTATGTGGAACGGCAAGGATTGAATTTGATAATTGTTGACCTTGAGAAAGCTCAACTTCGATGAATTCTCCATCATTCCCTTGTGCCAACTTAGACATAGCTTCCGCATCAAAGACACCGCTTTCAACAACCCATTGTCTTGCAGCACGTCTAACCATTGATGCTTGGTATGTTCGGAGAATGTTTACCTCTTGAACTTGGTCGTACACACGCCTTAAGGCAGAGTAGCCGCGCATTGGTATGTCTGGCTGTCTGCTATAAAAGAGCGGGACTATCGGAGTAATTGGATTATCCGAAGAGTCCCTGAATGGAATGGCCGCATACTTAACCTCTTGAATATCGTCCTCCCCTCCCTCGGGTATCAGTACTCCGTCATATAAGTATTTCTCACCATTCCGATAGTCTGGTGACCAGACATACAGTTTGTCGGCAACCAAATCATAGAACTCAACAATCTCAACATATTCAAACTCTGGATGGGAGTCCTTGGCATGTTCGTTGTTGTATCCTTGGTCTTCAGTTACTCGATCTAAAAAACGTATTAGTGGATGTGCGCTGTATTTTTTTAGTCCATACTTATCTTGTGCTTCTTTGAGAGTGATGTAATATCGATGCGCAACAAATTTTTGATCGGACCAGGACCCAGCATCAGTATCAACGATTACATTCCATGGTGGTATAGCTACCACCGAAACACGTTTAAATGGATCAGCATGATTGTTTGGAAGCAGCTTGATAAAAGCACATGGGTTGATCAATGCCAACCGGGAAGCATCTTCCAATTGTGACCGGATGCCACCGAGGAAATTATTACAAAGAGCCTGTACTTTGCGAGACTCACCACGGCCTCTCACATCTCCTTTGACGATGACACTAGGAGAGCGAGCAAACAACGACGCAATATATCCTTCAACAAATTCATATCCCCGTGAAGTCTCCACTGTAATCTGCTGTGGTGCACGCCCCTGAGCCGACCAATATCGAGTCATATAAGCATTGCGCAACTCACGCAATTCCGTACGTTTTTCTTCCCAATACTTTGTATGGTCATGGTAGTGTGCTCTTACAATTGCAGGCTTCATGAATTCTTTTTCCATGGTATAGGTTGTTGTTTTATTTTGCTAGCTCTCACTTCTGACAATAGCATATCCATGAGGTTGCGTCTAGCAAGTTGTAGCTTCCTTCTTGGGATGTCCCGTAAACATCGATACGCTAGAGCAATGCTCATTGCCAAGTCATCATGCATCCCTGCTGGTGCTTCTGGTGTTACACGTAGAACGACTAGGCATCTAAGCTCTGCCAGCACCTGAGCATCCATCTTCATAATCATTCCCTGTGTGATGTATTCCCTAAGTGTTTCATAAGCATCGAGTTTACTTTTGGTGGTGGTGGTCCAATCTTTTCCTTCTGGAGAATACCACAGATTTTTGTATCCAAAATGCCGAAGACGATACAACACCACATGTCCGTGGTTGTTGCTCTCACACAATACTCTGGCATCGTTAAACCACTGTGCTGTCTTCATCACTTTGTCAGCAAAAGCAGACGGGCTTATGGTGTTGCAGCGGTAGTGAAACACAGGCTGTAATGTTGCCATAGAAATGACAGATATAGTAGAGTAATCACCACCAACACCAGCAGCAACATCCACACCCATTGCATAAACGTCATCTTCTCTTGGTTCTCCATAAAGTCTATCCTCTCCGTCGAATTGGATGGCTTCAATCTCACGTATGTCATCCAAGCTAAAATAAGAAGCAGAAGCATAATGGAACGCATCATCCAAACAAGCAGGGTATTCTCGTCTAAACTTTTCCAATCCAAGAGTAGAAACTTGATTACGTCTCCAGTAAAGTTGGTCATTGTCTACACCATATTGTTTTATGAGATGCCGTTCGAGTTCTGTTGGTTCAAAATCTTTTGGAGCTTCTTGCCGATAATGGCTATGCTCCCACCACCAATAGGTTACCAGGTGCCATCCATTTTCCGGAGCACCCATAATCAATCGGTGAAAGGTATCTGCTGGTTGATTTGGTGTACTCTCGATGATGATCTGTCCGGTTCCAACCGTGGCTACAATCTGAGCAAGCATTTCCTGTGGGTCGTCGTAGAATGCAAACTCTGAAAGGTGTACACTACTAAGCATAAAGGACCTGGTTCCACCTTTCGAACCAGCAGTAAACGAGGAAAGTTCTGCGCCGCTTTCCTGGAAGCTCATGGTTGTTGCGTTGTCCAGGGCCAATGGTTTGTGCAAAATATAAGGCAAGCTATCATGCATCACCTTGTCCATTCGTCGCAAGTTTTTTGCAGACCGTTGGTGAAAGGAGATAACACCAAACTTCAGAGGGTCCTTGGTAATGTATGTCTTCCACAATGCGTAAGCTCTCAGCAGAGTAGAGACACCAATCTGTCGAGGCTTCAAGATAATTATCTTCTTGTGCTTCTCCAACTTTTTTAACAGTTGTTTCTGCTCTCCATTCGGACTAAAGTTGACCAGTTTTCCAGAGTATTTGTCCTGTATCTTGAGAAGTTTAATAAACTTTTCTGGTTGAGACAATACTGCATCGAGTTCTTTTTGAACTTCATCTGGAAGGTTCATCGTGTACCTCTATTTCCAAACTGAATGACCATTCATCTTTCTTGTATTCCTTGGTTCCGTTTAACGAAACAATCTGGCAATCGTCAACATAAACGATATTGTTGAGCGCATCACACACCGAAGCAAAACAGTTCTGGAGATCTCTTTTCCGTTTGTCTCCAAAGGTAATGTATAGCCCAAGAGAAACATTTTGGTCTGTCTTTCGCCATCCTTGTTCCTTCATTGCTGCAGCTGCTTTCCAGGCAAGCCACGTTTCAAAATCTTTTACTTCTTTTGGCTTGTATACTCGATTGGCTTTGACCCGCATAAGGTTCTTCTTCATCGGTATCTTTCTGTCTCCTGAGATAATCAATCGCATAATAGTCCTGACTCCATTATTCTTCTTCCGACCCATTCTGAGCATTGGGGCACGATGGCATTTCCGAGTGCTCTAAGCTGGTCCACCCGATTGGGAAACCCATCATGTGTTCTACGAATTGTGGGTTGAGGAGCGGGCGTTCTCCAATAGTTAGATTGCTTTCTGATTTGTTTCTGTGATCTCCCTTGCTGTATACTTGTTGCCCTTCTGGATAAGTTAGTCTTCTGATTAATCCTCCCGTTGAATGTTTGTCCACATCTGTTTTTGTTGGTGTTGGTAGTAGCTTCGTTACCGCTGTGTATAGATTTTGACACGATGGGTTGTTGGCTTTCTTCTCGTTGTAATCTGGCGAATTGGGACGGTTGAATCTTTTCCTTGAGTCTTTCTCGTTCCACGCGTCCGATGCACACGGGGTAGGCAACGATGAATACCCGGTCCCTTCTGTGGGGTGCACCACATTCCGCAGCAGAAACAATTGTCCACTCTGCATCATACCCGTTCTCGGCCAACGACCCGAGTACCTCTGGTATCCCTCGAATAAAGAGCGCTGCGACGTTCTCCAAGACAACGACCCTAGGTTGTAATTCGCTAATGACTCTGAGCATTTCCCACCAAAGACCCGACCTTTCATCTTCCAATCCCTCCTTCTTACCTGCATTCGAGATCCCCTGACACGGAAACCCACCACACAATACATCTACTGGTTCTAAATTATGAGCACCAACACCAACAACATCATCATATATCTTGGCATCCGGCCAATGCTTTTGCAAGACCTTCTGACAAAACGCATCCTGCTCAACCTGCCAAATTGTTTTACTACCAGGTATCGCTCGCTCTAAGCCTAACTCAAAGCCACCAATACCAGAGAACAAGCTACCAATCGTAATCATTACTCTTCACTCTGAACGTAGTAAACTAAAAACTCAGCTTCAACAAATATTTTCCATTTTGACTTCCTTCTTTTGCTTTTTAAACATAAACCATCATGGTCATGAACAATGGCTTTAATCCAATGTTCACACACTTCTATAGCTACACTGTTTGATGTTTTGTATTTTAACTGAATAAATCTTTCCAAAAACCTTACTGAAAAACTCTCTTGAAAAAGTTCTTTTGCTTTTGAAGAGGAAGTGCCAACGTTACATAAAAAAGAAAAAACAAAAGTTAACTTTTTCGCTTCATACATTTGATCTAAACTTAGTTCAACCATTACTCTTCACTCTCTGTTTCTAAATCTGTGTAGTACAACTCATACGCCTCATCTTCAAGAAACGGTTGGTACAGAGCTTCATTCGACACCAATATCGGCATCAACGTCTTCAATGTAAACAACTCCCGAAACAACTCCACCAATACTTCATCGGCATCTTCTTGTTTCACATACTGCCAATCCGGTACCCCATTCACTATCCAGGACCCATTGCCACGAGCCAACACAATCTGCTTCTCTGTACAATATGCCTCAACACATTCAGAGATACTACGTCTACTGTCCTGACTTAACTTAGATGCTATCTTGTACATCACAGCTAACAACTGGTCCTTCTCAAACAACTTCTCTTTCATGCTTCACCAATATCATAACATTCTCTACCAACCTTCAACAATAGAGACTCCGCTGCACATCCCTTCTCCTCTGCAATAATACGTACCGCAAGAAATACTACTGTTGCTGGTGGTTCTCTATCTGTCTTCTTGTAATCCAAAAAAGCACTGTGACTCTTACCACATCTACCAGCCAACCAGTTTACCGATTTCTTTATCTCAGCAAGCTCTTTGTATACCCATTCTCCAAACTTCATACTTTTACTCCTTTGTCTAATTATAGTCAACTACTGCTTGAGTGTCAAATTAAAGGTACTCTAAAAAATTACCAGCACATTTTTAGGGGGTAGTATGAGTAGGGAGACTATCGGCTACTTGGGGTCCCCCCTCCCTCGCTTTCTCTATTCCTCCCTCTGCGTGGGGTTCTTCTCTATTTTTCCTCTCTTATTTTGGGAAAAGAGCAGAATTATGAGATTACCCCTTTCCAAAAAATACATTTTTCGTGACAGCATAGGTGTCAAGGGTAGTGTGGAGAGTAGGTCCTATACAGGTAGCTTCCTTCATTGATACAGTGATGAAATGATAGCTTGTTTGTCTCATTTGTTGTTCTTTTGTTGTTGATGGTTCAAAGATGAGACAATTTTTTTTGTCCGATATACTGGGCATTTTGTCTGAACATAGACAAAAAAATATAAAATAAATTAGCGATACCCTTTTAATGTTGTTAGCTTGAAATTGTAGGGACTGTTCACCCTACTTTCACTAACAATATAAATACAGGAAAAATCATGGATAATGATATAAAGCTATTGGATCGTCTTCTTGACGATCTCCTTGAAATGCGTGACTCTTTACTTTGTCACTTAGACAGTAACCTCCTTGGTGAGGTTGACTCTCTCTCATCAACTTTAGAAGGAATCAAAGAGGATCTACCTCTCTTGACTCTCATCAACTTCTTTGTATCTCAAGATGTAGGTGCTTATGAAGTAAGTGATCACGTCTCCATTGAAGGGGAGGATTTTGTCTTCCGTTGGAATCCCAGAGGAGCTGTCTATAGCTTAGATTGTTTGGTCACAGCTGTTACTGGTGGTTTGTTTGGTAGTGGCATGACTCTTGTTCCACTTAAACATTACTATCTACGTATCGAAGCTACGTCACCGTCAATAATAGTCATCCGTGTTGATGTTGAAGCTTACATCAAAGCTATCGATGAGGTGAGTAAATGATCTTTATCACTTGCCA